CCGGGTTTCAAAGTTAGCTGTTTGAGAGCTAATACCTGTATTAGAGGTATGTAGCAGCTTGACCAGGTACGAACGATTGTCCGAGGCCCGTGCAGATAACAAGATGATAGTAAAGCGATGAACCAAAAATGTGGTCCACTACTCCGTATCTTGTAAGCAATCCAACACGTGGGCTGAAGTCGTTAGGTCCAATTGTACGCTGAACCATTACAGGGATGTAAGGGCAATACACGATGCCTGAATCATAATATTCAGCACCTTTGTATCCAAGAAGGGCGTAATCTACGGGCTTACTGCGAACAGAGCTGTACTGACTTCCAGCTGGATTGTAACCAGCGTTAATCTGAGCTTCTGTACGAGTGTCACGATAGATTTGGAAACGACCACCGACCGAACCGACCTTAGCAATACCAACAGGTTGAGTGTTGACGTTACCATTGACTGGCATCCATGTGAAGTTTGGAAGGGTCTCGAGAATTGCGCAAATGCGAGGTGTAGCAATGATGAAATTAGCTGCACCGCGGCGGTTGCGAATAGCGACACGGTTGGCTTCAACAACGATTCTGTTGTAGAAATCACGTGCACGCTCACCAGACCAGCGACCATCAGCAGAGATGGCAGACCAAGTGGAATAACCAACACCAGCGCCAGCATTGAGGCAGACCTGAATCATACGTGCGATCATCTCGCGGTCGATTTCAGCCTGGATCTCATATGACATAGCGTTAGTAAGCTCTTGATCGATATCGATACCGTTCATATTCTTAAGATCTTGCTCGAGCTCAACTGACCATTTAGCTGCCAACCTACGGGTTAGAGCTTCAACGGCAGTCTTTTCAAAAGCGACAGTGATCTGAGGAATCTTCGAGCTAAGCTCGAATTGAGAGATTAAAGCACCAACACCAGCGTCTTCAGCAATGTTGTCCCATTCAGCGTTGCCCGAGAGAGCAGCTGATGAAGCACCTGTGAAGGCTGTGTTAAGGTAGTTATAACCAAGCTCTTTATTATCAGAAAGGGCTGTGTTGCCACCAGTGTTACCAGATCCGAGGGATCCGTCGCCACCTGTTGAAGAATAGCCGAGGGCGTCTCCTTCGTATTTGTAGCGCATTGCAAAGGCGAGTCCAACAGGACCAGTCATTGGCTGTACACCGACGATCTCATTTGTGATGAGCTCAGGGAATGTACGGCGAATCATTGGGATGAGGACTTTTGGCAAACGAGCGTCTCCAGAAGCGTAGTTGTCACCGGAGAATGTTGTTGCAGTGCCCTGATGAGCACCGAAAACACCACCTGTGGCAGCGCTGTTGGAACCTTCGCGTAAGCACCACTTTTCTTGGTTTTCCAAGAGGATAGCAGTGTTTAAACGTGTCGTTTCGTTAGTGATCTCAGCAACTTTGTCGGACTTGAAATCCAATACTGGAGTCCATTTTTCGACGAGCTGTTGAGCGTAGTCTTTATTAATATGCATTAAGTTAGCCATAGTTTTATTTGTTTTCCTTTTTTTATTGTGAGTGAATTACTTAGCAAATCTGTTAAGTTTCTTCATCTCGTTCAGATAGCCGCTAACGCCTTCACCTGAAGAACTGTCGCGCTCAATCTCATTGTTAAACTGTTTTTGCTCTTCGATGATCTGAGGACGATCGACCTTAGGAGCGTTGATAAATTGGTTTTTGACAGATTCCTTAATCTCGTCAACCTCGTCTTGGGATTGCTTTTCAAACATCTCGACAACATATTGAAAGTTTTCTTCGATGTATTGTGGGGCTTTATTTCCAAGAAGTTTTGTAACGAATGCTTTTTTAGCAGAGGGCATATCAGCAGTCTTTGATTCGAGAACGATCTTTGCCTCTGCTTTATTAGCCTTAAGAGCCAATTCAGCATTTTCTTTAAGTGCTTCATTAAGTTCAGCACGAAGTGAGTCGATTGTCTTTTTACCATCAACGAGAGCTTCTTTGACTTCAGCGTCAACGAACTCTTCGGAGATACCAACAATCTGACGGATTTGTTGAAGTTGTTTAGCAGCTTTGATATTTGCAACTGCTTCTGAAATTTGTTGTGTAGGAACGTTCTTGTCGATGTAGAGATCAAGGTAGTTAGAAACCTCTTCTACTAAACGCTCTTGGAATGACTTAGCTTCTTCGGACATTTGACCTTCGTATTTCTCAACGACTTGTTGAAGCATCTCAGTGTGCTTCTTGTCAATTCCTTTAACGAGCTTTTGAAGTTTGACGGCATGATCAGTATCAATTGCTTCAACGAGCTTTTTGAGCTTTGCTGTGTGATCGGTATCAATCTTTTCAACAACCTGCTCTAATTTGGCTGTGTAGGACTCATCAAGCTTTTGTGTAAGAGCTTCTGATTCCAATTGGATCTTTTCTTTTGATTTTTCTTCAA